TGACACTACTGTAGTATTGTACTATAATAAATAGTGTAGAGAGCAATATTTTAGCCGTTATTCAGTAAGTTCCCTATATTATGTGACACTATGTGACAATTTTGCAACTGTCCCCCAGGGTAGGCGGTAGCGGGTAGGCCTGGGAAAAATAACCACACAATTTTTTTTTATTTTTATAACTATATTTTTTTTTGCCTGGTATTTTTTCTTACAGTAAAATTACTATTTCCTTATGTCATCTATTTTGCAACAGCACTTGCCACAATTACCAATAGAGAAACATCTTTTACAATAGCAATAGAAAGAAAAGAAAAAACCCGAACCAATAAACACTAATAACAAATAATAATTTTTTGCATAAAAAAAAACCCTATCAATAAGATAGAGTTAATTTAATTTTTTGATTTTGTTTTTTAAAATCCTACATAATCAACAACATTAATAACTGATAAATCAGAATTGCCTGTCTCCTTTATGTAATCATCAATATCTAAATCAAATTCATTTAGAAATTGTTCACAGATGTTTTCGTCTAAACATCCGTCATAAGTATAATTTAGAATACCTTCTAAATAATAACTTTCCATATTTTCAATAAATTCTTCTGTCTCTTCCTGGAGAGTATCATAAAAATTATTGAAGTTATCAACTGTATAATTGATAGTAGGAATAAAGAAAGAGATAATATTTTTTATGTACTTCATAATTAATTATTTTGTAAGTACATAGAATAAGAAGATAGAACAGAATCTATTTTATTTGTTCTATCTTGTAAACTTTCTTTTATGTTGCTAGCGATATGTTGACCAACACTAGCAAAGAAAACTAAAGACAATAAATAAATAGTAAGTACTTTCATTTTTTTTGGTAGGGAGTGAGAAAAAATTTATCTCCCTTCACTATTTATTATAGTCACTAAAAATCTAGTATTGTACTACAATAGATATAGTTGTAACAATACTTAATAATTAATATCTATCTTTTATTTATCTATTTTGTTTTCTAAATTCATCATAACTAATAAGAAATTCATTTTGTTTAGATAACCAACTTCGCATCTTATTACTATGTTTTGGAGTATCTTTTATTAATTCCATAATTTTATAATTTTCATGTTTATAACCTTCGCTATCATCAAATAATTTAACAAAACTATCTAATTCTTTTCTTAAATGATTAATTTGATCTATTCTATATTGTATGTCATAAGAACTTGCTTTTATTTTTTTCCATTTTTCTAACTCCTGGATATTGCCTGCAAATCTTCTTACATTTAAATTATGTATAACTTGATAATCTATTTTTTCAGATTTTAATAATGTTTCTGAATTTCTATTTTTTGCACTTTCTGAAATAATAACATCACATACAAATTTATCAATATCAAAATAATTATTTTGCTGATGACAATAAAAATAAATTCGATTTTCTTCTGTTTTACTTTCTGGCTTTTGATGATAAGCAACTAATCCATAATCTTTATATGGTAAAACTTTTTTAATATCTTCATTTATTTTTTCTAAAATATTTTTATTTAAAATCTTTCCTTTATTTTTTTCTAGTGTATTTATAGTACTCTTTCTTAATTTTATTATTGTTTCATAATATGCTATATGATAACTAGCAATCATTGAAACATCAATTTTTTTAAGATACTTTTGTTTTTTCTGTTCCTGGATAAAATCCGCATATGGTGAAGAAATAACGTTTGACATAATAATTTTTGGTGAGGTGTAAAAAATTTTTCCTCTTGACTAGATTATTACATTAGATATTATTTATTGTCAACACTATTTTATCAATTATTTTATAAACTCTATAATTATATTTGATATTTCCTTTATCTAATCTAATTACTTTTAATAATGAAGTCATAATAAAAAGTAGTTCAAATGTACTAAAGGATACAGTAACTCTCTTGCTATTACTGAAAATTCTAACGTTGTTCATGTTCAAAAATAACAAATTTATCCTAACCTAACCTAATTACTATTAAAGGGCAAATTTTATTTTTTATGAAAGTGAGAATTTTTTTTATTGCGAAAATGAAAAGTCTTATGTAATATAGTAATGGTAATAGTAATTTCAACTAACCAAAATGAAAAAAACTGAGAATCTCTCACCCCAAGTCTTAATAATCGGATCAGGGACAATGTGTGAAGATGATTGTAGGATTCATGAAAAATGGATCACAAGATACAACATCTTTAATAAAGTACACTTTGAAAGTACTTTAAGAAAAAATAAAAAATGTGATCTAATCGTTTTTAAAGCAATAGATCATTCAGGAACCCGCACTGTTTATGAATGTCACATAAACAATAAATTTGTATCAATGCCTTTAAGCATCTTCAATGATCTAGGTATGTACTTATGGAATAATTATTTTAGACCTGATACTCAAGATACAAAAATTCATTTATTCTTATCTCAAACCGATCCAGGGTTAGGAATAATTCTACCCCAAGATAATAAGGATAACGGCTTTTCTTATAGACAAGTCAACCCAATAAAAAGAATTTATGAGTTAGAAAGAAAAAAAGAAGAAAATGTACAACTAAACAATAACGATTTGTTTGGTGAGGATATATTGGGGTATTCAATATGAATAAAAGAGTAATTGAAACATCAGTAAGACTTCCCATTTATTGGGCGTCTTATCTAGCCAATAATGATGATTCTTCACTTGATTTGTATGAAAAAATTACAGTCGAGGGAACATTAAAATCATTAGGCATTAAAGGTGAATGTATAGACGTGAAAGATGACATACATTTTGAAAAACCTTTTATCCCTGGGTTATTGCCTGGGGATTTTTGCACATATATTTTTCAATACCATATATAAGACTTAAAAATGAAAAAAGTAATTCCTAACCAAACATACAATATGCCCGAACTAGGGGTTGTATTAAAAGGCTATCAAATTGATAACGCTATGGAGAAAGCCTGGACTGAAATTCATTCCAGGGTAATTCCCTTTAAAGGCGATTTACAAAAAGAGATGGAAGTCATCACTAGAAAAAACATTATCGAGGGTAATTATTAATGAAATTATCTGAAGTAAAAACATCAATAGTAGTTGCACTTATGAAAAGTGTGACTACCCAAGATGAAAATAAAGCTATTAATGTTTCTAAAGATGTTGAAAGACAGATTGAAATAGTTGGTAAATTCTTAGGAAATAAATTTCTTATTGAATGTATTATCAATGCTGAAAACTGCTTAAACGATCCAAATAAGTTTGATTCTATTATGAAAGATTTTAAACCTTTTAATGCCCGATTTAGTGAGCAGATAGAAGATGGATAGAAAAGAAGCAATCAATCTAGCCTTAACCCTATTTCGTCAAGATTTAGATAGGAATGATGTAGTTACTACATTAATGAAGTCTAACATTCCAGAATCTACTGCTTATAGATATACCAAAAAAGCCTATGAGCAGTATGAATGGGAAGAAGATAAACAAGACGATCCAAAAAAGTGTTTTGAACTTAAAGCCCTAGACACTATATATAAGGCTATGAAATGGGCTGAAACAAACCAAGAAACAGAATTGGCTGTTAAATATGCCAATTTATATATCACTAACAAAAAAAGGTTAAAAAAATGACAACATTTAATCGAGATCAATTATCAGATTGGTTACATGACTTTTTACCAGAAGAAATGCGTGAAAGGTTTTATGTAAAAGAAGTAACCTCTAAAACTCGTGCATCAAGTAACGAACCATATAGAGGTATTTGTAACGTAGAGTTCGAGGTGGATTTATGATTGACAATCCCGTACCAGATATTGTGATGGCTGAAAAAGATGCCATATATATATCTGAACAATTCCATGAACATTGTAGAGATACAGCTATTAATGAAATTGCAAAACCTGGTAATCTCGATCCATGTTTTTATGATGATTTTATTGAATGGTTTAAAGATTTATGTGAAGATTCTGATGATGGCTATTCTTTAGTATTACATCCCAAAGATCTTATAAACGAATGGTGGGAAGAAAATTCTGATATATATGATGATCCATCACCCTATGAAGATTACGAACCAACAGATATAGATTTATTAAACCACTGCTAATTCTTTTATCTGTTCCTGGAATTTCATACAACGTTCCATAAAACATATTTCGCTAGACCTCAACGATAAACTATCCAATAGTTTTAGTTGGGGTTTTCCACTTCTACGAGCTATACAAACTAAAGCCTGGTTACATTCAATTCCAGTTAACTTTCTTAGTGCATAATTATACGCTCCAAGTTGATGACAATAGTTCAATAACATTTCATCACTTCTGACCTCTTTTGATGTTTTCCAATCACATATTGTTAACTTTCCATCAATATCTATTAAAGCGTCAGCCGTTCCAGCAAATCCATAATCCTTATCATAAACACTAAATTCTATGCTATGAATGGCCGTTACTCGTTCCAATATGAATGATCGTAAACCTCTTGCGTAGCCTGACGCACTCCAGCTAACACGAGGTGCGGTTTCGGCTGCTTTTGATAATGCCCATTGCGTGACTTTGGTTGGACAGCGATCCAACTCGTCTTGGCCTGTTCGCCAAATACCTCGCTTGTTTGCATTGTGTCTAGCAAGTTTCGCTCCAGTTTTAAGTAAGTATTCTGCATGAGCGTGAGCAAGTCGCCCCCTCTCGCAA